AACCTTCTAGGAGAAAAAGTTTTAGGGCGCGTCATTCTTGCGATACGGCCAAAGACAATTTTTCTGCTCGATATTGGTCTTGTAAAGCATGGTGATATAAATGAATCAACTTACCCCTGAAGAAGTGTTAAGCAAACTAGCCCATCATGAAATGCAATGTAACATTCGTTACCAGAACATTGAAAGACGGTTGGATTCGCAAAAAGAGGATTTAAAAGGACTGAGCAATAAATTGTGGTTCTTAGTTGTTTTAATTATTGTTACGCCAATGGCTCATCGTCTTTGGGGTTAGTGTGGGATCTAGAGTAAAAACAGGATCAAACTCAAAACCTTGCGGATTAACGTACTATAGAAAAGGTGGCGAGGTTTCTAGCAAATCAAAGGGTAGTAAAATATGTCCGGAAGGAAAAGCTTGGGCAAAAAGAACTTTTGATACTTATCCTAGCGCCTACGCTAATTTAGCCGCTTCAAAGTATTGTAAAGATCCAAATTACGCTAAGAAGTCTAAAGGCGGAAAGCGAACAGGCCAGTAATGGGTAAGTTGCAAGATTGGGTAGATGAGGAATGGGTTCGTATAGATAGCTCCGGTAACATTGCGGGGGCTTGCGGTACGTCAAAAAACAAAAAGAATCCGGATCGTTGCTTACCTAAAGCTAAAGCAAAAAGTTTAAGTAAAGAACAAAGAGCTTCTACTGCAAGAAAAAAGAAACGAGAAGGCGCTAAAGGCAAGCAGGTTGTAGCAAACACCTCGTCGGCAAAAGTAACAAAGATGCAAAGCGGAGGAGCGGTTATTGCTAGAGGCTGTGGAGCGGTTTTAAATAAAAGAAGAAAATTAACCAGCGGAGCTGTTAGTTAATTATGCGATTAGAGTTTATAGGCGATCCTTTAGAAAAATCAATAGCACAGGAGATTATGTCTTGGTCTAGCACTGTTTTAGAAAAGCCAAACAAGTTTTTTAACGGTCTGCCACCTTGCCCTTATGCAAAACAAGCCTGGATGAATGATAAGGTTGCTTTTGTTTTTAAAAAAGAAAAAACGTACCAAGATTTATATTCGGTTATTTCTTGTTTTGACGATAAATTTGATATAGCCATATTAGTAGATTTAAACAATCATAAAGATTCCGAGGAGTTTCATGATTATTTAAATGAATTAAATACGGCTATTTCTAAGGGTTGGTTTATTGATAAAGACATTTGGGTAATGGGCTTCCACCCAGATGATGACGCTACTGAGTTTGCCGAAGAGGCTGATTTTGAAGCCTTAGTGGAGGTAGAGTACTCTATGATTTTTATTCAAAGGCTGTCAAAATTGCAAGAATCATCACATAGAATAAAGAAAAACGGGTATTATGATAATTATGATGAGGAGTATAATGCTTCTCATATTTTTAAACGTAGAGAAGAACTTTACAGGAGATTACAAAATGGCAATGGCCCCTAAAAAGATGCGCGGTGGTGGCATGGTTAAAAAGATGCGCGGTGGTGGCATGGTTAAGAAAATGAAAGAAGGCGGAGATGTGTCAAAAATGACTGTATCCGAACTCCGTAAAGAAGCTAAAGAAAAAGGTTATAAACTAGTTAAGGCTTAATTATGGCTACTTCAGGGAGCAAAGATTTTGAGTTAGATGTGGCCGACTACATCGAAGAAGCTTTTGAGCGTTGTGGCTTAGAGGTTAGGACAGGTTACGACCTAAAGACAGCTAAACGTTCTCTTAATCTAATGCTTGCTGATTGGTCTAATCGTGGTTTAAATCAATGGACTATTAAACAACGATCTTTAACTTTGACGGCTAATGACGGCGAATATAACCTGTCTTCGGATGTGATTGATGTTTTAAGTGTTGTTGTTCGGGTTTCTGACACAGATTACTCTCTTATTCGTTTAAGTAGAGATGACTACATTACGATACCTACAAAAACGAGCACAGGACGACCTAATCAGTTTTTCTTAGACCGACAAATAACGCCAAATTTAAAATTGTGGCCTGTTCCGGATAGTAGCACTACCTATACCGTGTATTACGATGCGCTTACCCGTATGGACGATGCGGATATATACACGAATACGATGGACATGCCTTTTAGGTTTTACCCGTGTCTTGCCGCAGGGTTAGCTTATTATTTGTCTTTGAAGAAAAACCCACAAAGAACACCCTTATTGAAAAGTGTTTATGAAGAAGAGTTTCAAAGGGCAGCTGAAGAAGATCGGGACAGAGCTTCGTTTAATGTTGTACCTAATGTTGGTTACTACAGGTAATGGCTAAGTTTGCCTCAGGTAAAAACTCTTGGGCCATCTGCGATAGATCGGGGTTAAGATATCGGTACAAAGTAATGCGGAAAGAGTGGAATGGCTTGTTAGTCGGTCCGGATCAATACGAGCCCAAGCACCCTCAATTAGGCCCTTTTAGAAAAGTGGTAGATCCACAAGCGTTAAAAAACGCCAGACCAGACCGGGTAGAACCTATGGATGTCTATGTTGGAATACCTACTGTAGAAAATGAAAATTTAAGGCCAGCCACAGGATTTACGCAAATTGGTTTGGTTACGGTGACTACCTCATGAGTTTTACTTATGCTCAGTTAAAACAAGCGATACAGGATTACACGGACAACGATGAGACTTCGTTTGTAACTAACTTAACTATTTTTATTCAACAGGCGGAAGAACGTATTTTAAAGAACGTTCAATTAAGCTTATTTCGTAAAAATGTCAGTGGAACGTTGTCTTCTAGCAATAAATATTTAGCTTGTCCTTCTGATTTTTTGGCTCCGTTTTCTTTGTCTTTTGTAGACGCTAATAGCGATCATCAATTTTTAGAGTTTAAAGATACCGATTTTGTACAATCGTTTAACCCGAATGCCGCTACTACAGGTAATCCTAGGTATTATGCGGTTTTCGACATAAATAACTTTATTATAGGTCCGACTCCAAACGCAGCAAGCGTTATTGAGTTGCATTATTTTTATAGACCCACTAGTTTAACGGCGGGTTCTGATAGCGGCACTACTTGGTTAAGTGAAAACGCTCAAATTGCTATGCTTTATGGAAGCTTGTTAGAAGCGTATACTTATATGAAAGGTGAGCCAGACTTGGTAGCGCTTTATGAGAAAAGATTTGGGGAAGCTTTAGTGGGTATGAAAATGTTTGGTGAAGCTAAAGAAGTTACGGATGAATATAGGGTTGGAAAAATTATTAGGGCTAAACAATGAGTATTTCAGCCTTGCATTTAGACATTGCGCCTACTTTTAAAGTAGATGTAAAAACAACTGAAAACAGGGGTTTTACTCCGGAAGAAGTTGCAGAACGGTGTGCAGACAAAGTAATATCAATTTCAGATACCGCAAATCCGATAATACGCGATCAAGCACGGGTTTTTAAAAATCATTTAATTAAGGTCCTATCTGTTTATATGAGAGAAGCCATTAAAAGTGATAGAACTACAGTTTATAATGCTTTATTAGATGCGGGACATAAAGATTTAGCTGAATTAATAAGGAGAATGTAACATGGCTTTTACCGGTAATTTCATGTGTACCACCTTTAAAAAAGAATTAATGTTTGGCGCACACGACTTTGATTCCTCGACAGGGGACACTTTAAAAATAGCGCTTTACACCTCATCAGCTACGTTAGATGCGTCTACAACGGCTTACGCGGCTACTAATGAATCTAGCGGAACAGGGTATTCGGCAGGTGGTCAGGATTTGACTAATGTAGACCCTAGCGTCAGTGGCACTACCGCATTTACGGATTTTGCCGATGAAACGTGGTCGTCCTCTAGTATTACAGCTAGAGGCGCTTTGATTTACAACAGTACGCCTAACACAACGTCCATTGCTTTAACCAATCCTTCGGTAATAGTGCTTGATTTTGGGTCAGATAAAACCTCTACGACGGGGGACTTTACGGTTGTTTTTCCAACTGCTGACGCAAGTAATGCCATTATAAGGATCGCGTAATGGCTAATGTTGTTGCCGCTTACAAAGGCTGGGATAGTTCAGCTTCTGCTTGGGGCGACAGCGGTTGGGGTCAGGATAACGCTTTAACAGGCTTAACCGCGTCAGTAGGTGCGGTTACTGCTTCAGCCAACGCTGAAGCAACTGTTTCAGGGCTTCAAGCAACAAGTGCTTTTGGTTCTGTAACGGTTATAGGTGAATCAAATGTACCCGTTACCGGGTTAGCGGCTACCTCGGCAGTTGGCGGTGTAACGGTAACTGCCGCAGCAATTGTAACAACTACTGGAGTTTCCGCCACATCGGCGGTAGGTTCGGTCACAGGTCAAGGTGGCGTAAAAATATTTGTTACAGGATTGTTTATGACCACTTCGGTGGGTAACGCATTGGTTTGGGGAAATATTGTACCAAACCAAAATCCAAGCTATAGTACCATACAGCCCGCTCAAGTTCCCAACTGGGAAAGAATAGCAGCATAATAAGGTGTAAAAAATGCCAAGTACATATACGACTAATAACGGTATTGAGCTCATAGCCACCGGGGAACAATCCGGAACCTGGGGGGCCACAACCAACACGAATCTTAGCCTAGTTGATGCTGCTTTAGACGGGCAAGTTACTATAACCTTAATTGCTACTGGAAGCAGCGGGTCGCCTAATGCGCTCCCTGTTACAGATGGAAGCACGTCTAATGGACGAAACCGGCTGATTATTTTTGCCGATGGAGGAGATTTAGGCGGAACAGTTTTTGTTCAACTAACCCCAAATGATGCTGAAAAAATAGTCTACATTAGGAACTCGCTAACGGCTAGTCGCAGTATTTTAGTCTTTCAAGGAACTTATAATGCTTCCAATGATTACGAAATTCCAGCAGGAACTACTGCCGTGGTTTACTTCGATGGTGGCGGCGCTGGTGCTGTTGCCGCTAATGTGTTTAATAATGCTTATTTCGATAGCTTGCGTCTCGGTGCTGTCTCTGTTACAGCGGTTCTTGATGAAGACAATATGGCTTCTGACAGCGCCACTTCGTTGGCTACGCAACAATCTATTAAAGCGTATGTAGACAGTACTGTCACGGCTCAAGATCTTGACTTCGCAGGTGGTTCGGGTACGGGCGCGGTAGACTTAGATTCTCAATCACTTACCATTGCTGGAACCTCAAATGAGATAGCAACTGCGGCAAGTGGACAAACATTAACGGTAAGTCTGCCTAGTGCCGTAACAATTGCAACGTTAACGTTGACAAATGACTTAGCGGTAACTCATGGTGGCACAGGCGCATCGAGCGCAGCAGACGCTAGGACAGCGTTGGGGTTAGTCATTGGAACCAACGTAGAGGCATTTGATGCTGATACGCTAAAGGCAGACACAGCGGATACACTGACCGCGCCGTTTAGAGGCACAGTTACCACGGACAATGATCTTTCCCTGGATCAAGATGTTACTAATAATTTCCAATGCACACCTGCCGGTGCTGGTGCGTTAACCTTTACTAACCACACCTCGGGACAGAGTGGTTTTATCCTTTTGATTAACTCCGGAGGTCATGCAATCAGTGCAGCCGCCACAACAAAGATCAATGCGACAGATTTAGCTGCGATCTCTGTCGCGGGCACATATACCTTGAGTTACTTTGATAACGGAACCAATGCTTACGTTTCAGTAAGCAGGAGCTTTGCATGAGTTTAGTACCTGTCGGGTTTGGTTCTTCTGGTGAGGCTTACACTATTGACGACAGTCTAAGGTTTCGAAGCTCTGCGTCTGCTTATTTAAGTCGAACACCTTCGAGCACAAGTGACAGAACAGAGTGGACTTGGAGTGGTTGGGTAAAAAAATCACAAATAGCTGCAAGCCTTAGTTTGTTTTCTGCGGATCATGCAGGTGGTGCAAATGCATACCTATCAATGCTCCTTAATGACAGTGATGAATTTCAAATCTTCGAATACAACGGTTCAGCCTATACACTCAGACTCGCAAGTAATGCCGTCTTTAGAGACCCGGCAGCTTGGTATCATTTGGTTTGTGCGGTGGATACTGACCAAGGTACTGATACCAACCGAATAAAGTTATATGTGAATGGTGTTCAGCTTACTTCACTGAGACTAGCGGACTACCCAGCAAGTGCTCATACAACGTATGTGAATGTTACTGGAAATCTACACGCTGTGGGTGCAACAGTAGGGTCTTCTGATGGCTCCCCATACCGCTACCTAGATGGGTATCTCACGGAAGTTAATTTTATTGATGGTCAAGCCTTAACTGCTGATGACTTCGGTGAGTTTGATGACAATGGGACTTGGAAGCCTATAGAATTCGAAGGAACCTATGGAACGAATGGTTTCTATCTACCGTTCCGCAACCCCGATGGAGGCACGGTGTCTGCCGACTACTTAACGGTTGCTGGTGGTGGTGGTGGTAGAAATTATGGAGGTGGAGGAGGGGGTCAAGTAAGTTCGCTTACTTCTCAAACCTTGGATTTAAGTAATTCCTACACGGTCACCGTA